ACCCATTTTTCTTTAAACCACTTATCTAAATCTTCGTTCATTTTACAATAGTTTCACTATATAAATATAAAAAAATTACTTAAGTAACCAAGTTAAGTTTTCAACTTGTCCTTTACCTAAATCCATTTCATATGGGTTTTGTTTTAGGTGGCCTGTTGATACAAATCCTGTATATTGACTTACTTGCGTTGAGTTCAACATTGTCTTTGTCAAATCAATTCCTTCTTGTTTCAAACGAAGTGCTGTATTACGAACCCAAAGTCCAATTGCCAATGCCATTGTTAAGTCATCATTATATCCTTTCATTGCTTCGGCTCTACCACCACTCCAAATAAATGTAAATAATTCATCTATAAGTCTTTGAGAACGAATTAGGATATCTTTACCATTTATGTATGTATCTAATGTAGAAATTATAAGTGGCCTTGTTTTTATCGTTGTTCCAAATCCTGCAACCAATTTCTTTTCGTCTCTATAAAACTTATTAGACATTTGTTTTTCAACATCAATATATTTTAGGTCATTACTCATATAGAATAGGTTACCATATCCTCTATCAATCACCTGTTGGATAGTTGCCCATCCTACATTTGAGTTTTCTATAATTAATAGTGCGTTATTCCATTCTGTGGATACTGCTACTAAAAAGTTTCCAAAATCTTTTGTTTCTATTTTACCTCTATATTCTGCAACTTGTGATGAATCTTCAATATCAATTACTTGGAATGTAGAATAATCCGAACCATCACCTCTCGCGACATCGGCAACTACCATATATGCTCTATTGTAATTAGGATGTTCCCATTTCCAATAATTACCATCAAACCCACTTTTTTCAATCGGGTCCATAACATATGTGTCTTTATACCATGTTAATAATGCTGGGTCGATTACAGTATCTCCTGAACCTACGAAATCACAATCACACTCTTGTGCTGCACCTTTTACTCCCAATATACGAGTTTGTTCATCTCTCCATGATTGATTTCTTTCAGGATGAACAGTCCAATGTAAATTTATATTATTAAATCCGTTTGCACCACTCTCACCATCGACCCACATTTTATGGAACCAGTTACCCACACCATTCGGAGTAGATAATACAATTGCAGAACCACCCGTTGATAATGTAGATTGTGCCGATAACCAAATTTCATCAATATCTCTAATGAATGCAGCTTCATCCACAACTAACAATGACAATGCTTCCGAACGACCCGCGTCTGGAGAACTTGCGATTGCTTTTACTTGTGAACCATTTTTTAATTTAAGGGAAAGTTTATTATCTTCTACTGAACTATTACCACCATCTCTTAACCATACAGGAAGTAAGTCGTGCATTACTCTTACCTTTTCAACTAAGTTTTTTGCTACAGTTACTTTTGTTGCAATAACCAATGCGTTAAAGTCTTGGTTAAATAACATTTTCCAAAGAATAAATCCTGCTGATAATGTTGATAAACCCAACTGACGGGATTTAAGAATGATATTTAATCTATTTTCTTTAAAATCCGTTAAACACTCCTCCTGGAAAGGATAAAGGTGAAAGGGTATTTTTCCTCTCACCGGGTGCTGAATAACACAATACTTCTTCATAAAGTAAATGGGGTCTAATGCACATTTACGATATTCTTCGGCTATTATTTCTTTTAATGATTTCTTAGGTTGCCCTTGAACTCCCATTATTTTTTGAATTTAATCTTCCAATATACACCACCACCAATGTAAGGTGACAATGCTCCACTTGTACCATCGGTTGTTCTATTTGCTGCACCAATACCTAAATGGAATATCTTATCTTGCTTTGTATTAATTAAAACACCCAATCCTAAATGAGATACAACATCCGCTTTATTGAATCCACCTTCCAAACCATAAAATACTTTGGTCTTTGGTAATTCTTTTACAATTGTTGTTTCTTTAATAGTTCTTTGTTTAACACTTGCGTTAAAAGTTCTACCAAATATTTTGTTTTGAGTAATAGTATCAATTAAAGATACAATTCCTAAACTATCTGGTAAATTTAATGTATCTTTGTAAATGTTCTTTGCAAAGAAATCTTTTAGTAATACTGCGGTGTCAACGATTGTAGGAATAATTACTTCCTTCTCTACAATTGTTTCATGGTAAATATCTTCACCTTTTTTAGTTACCACTTTTGTCTTAACCACTTCAACTGTATCAATTTCATGTTTAATAAGTTCATACTTTTTACCATCAACTTTTACAATTTCGCCAGTTCCTTTTTTGCTTCCACCACATTGTTGGAAAACTACCACTACAATTAATAATGCGATTGCAATGTTTTTTAAATTTAATAAATTTTTCATATTTTATTTTTTAATTAATTCTGGATGATTTAATTCAACCAATTTTTCTTCTAATAATCGTTTTCTTTCTATTAATAATTCAATGGCCTCAAATGCTCCATCGATGTCTTTTTTCAAATCTGTTTTTACTTTTTCAATATCCACTTCCCATGTCCAAGTTTCAGTTCTACCATCTTCGGTGATAATTTCCATTTGTTTTTTTATACCACCCAATGCTTCTTCATATCTATCCTTTAATTCTCTAACATAAGCAAGTTTATTTCTTGTTATCTTATAATCTTCATAGAACGGATATGTCCCATCTTCTTTTAAACCATGTTCAAACTTTGCAAGACAAACAATACACATTCCTGTTTTACGAATTAGTTTTTTGTCTGCATTACTATATGATTCCGTTTTACAATCTTCCGATGAACATGTACTCAACTTTTGTAAAAATTGTCTTACATCGTCCATTTGAGTGACCGCAACTTTAAATCCTTCTTTTTGTTCCCATTCTTTTCCTTCTTTGTCAGTCCATCTTTCACCAACCTCTCTCTTTTCTTCAACTTCACCTTCATAACCAAAATGAGTTTGATTATTATCCGTTCTTCCAAAAACCGTGTCTATAATGAGTTTGCGAGATTTGTGCATCCCTTTTGATTTCTCATCAAAACTTTTTCTTTTTGCCATACTAATCTTCCTTTTTGTAACTGTTTATTATTATAATATATATCAAATTAAGAGTAAAAAATGCCAAGTATTTGATTTAATGGTGCAAAAGTACCTGTAAGCTTATATGTTTTACCATTATAAACAAATACCAATCCTTCATTTGCTACTATCTTTTCAATACCACCCAATTGATTTAATCTTTCTAATTCTGATTTTAATTTTTGTATTTGTGCAGGATTACCACCACTTCTAACTTGTGATGCAACCGATACAAATTTTTGTTTCATTGCTCTAATTGCTTTTTCAGGGTGAACGGTTAATACACTACCAACAAATTCTAAAACATCTGCACCCACTCCTAAAAATATTTCTTCAAATGGTTTTATATTGTCTTTTTGTTGTTTTATAACATTTACTTTATCATTTGTAGTTGCCCACTTTTGTAATTCTGGATTTGATATTGTATTTAATCTAAATCCTTTATCACCAAATGCCCATCTTCTAATCAATGCTTCTTTTGTAAGTTTATCTACTTTAATAGGTGCGTTTGTTGTAATCCACCAATCCCACCAACTTTGATGATAGTCTGCAACATTATCCGAATCACTCAATCCAAATTCCGATTGTAGTTTTTTAAGTCTTGATAAATACTTACCTTGCTTTGAACTTAAATCATCTGACTTTGGTATTGATGTTATTGGAGGGCCTTGGATTGTATATTTTGATTGAACATCTGCGTTTATTTGTTTAATCATTCCTGCCAAAGTTCCTGCTGCTCCACCATCTGCTCCAATTGCCACACCCTTTTCATCATAACAAGTTGTATTATGAAAAACTAAAAGAGCTTGACCATAAGGAATAACATTAACCGAATCTGGCCATATTACTTCCAAATTCATAAAACATTTTCCTTCATTAAATATTTTCTTTTTTTGTGCATTAGATAATCCATTTATTGCTGCAGATAAATCTTTCATTGCAAAATTGTATGCGTCGGTTAAACCACCTCTACCTGCAAACTTTGATGCAACATCTTCTATTCCCATTGCGTTTGCCCCTGCGTTTGCTAAATTACCTTTATTTCTCGCTGCTATCAATCTACCATTTTTCCAACTTATTGCTAATGCTTGTCCGTCAGTTTTTTCTCTAACTACTCCTAAGTCACCATTAAGTGCTTTTGAAATAATATCTTTTAAATCACCAAAAGTTAAATCCATATCATCAAATGGATGTGACATGTGCCCATATGCTCCACCTTCTAATAACAATGATTCATTCAAATCTGGTTTAATATTTAACTCTTTTTCCATTTGAGTTATTTCATCATATCCCATATTACGAAGTGCTTTTGCAACTGCGGTTGGATTGGTTTTATTAGGATTACCAAAAAGGTATGCGTTGATTCTTTTTCTGAATGTTGAATCTCTATATAGTTTTATCATATTCATAAAATGGACATCCGTAGATTTCATTTCATCTATTTCATCTTTTTTAAATATGTTTTGTCCTTTGTCACCCAATCTAAATGTTGCTGCTTTCTTACCATTTATTGTTGGCATTCCGTAGTCATCCTTTCCAATATCTTTTACAACAACTTTTTTGTTTTTGAATTTTCCCATCAAAACAGTATCACCTTTATCCACATCTATATTAATACT